AATATCACCAACTGGTACTGTTGCTACTTGTGCATCTACATAAGATTTAATTGCTTTTGCAGAAGCTAAAGTATCATCACTTGCAGATACACTTGCTAATGCAGTATCAACTACACCAGAAGCAAAGTCTGCTACTTCAAGATTAGTAATACTGTTTCCAGTACTGTTTGCATCTATTGTTTTATTTGTAAATGTTAATGTATCACTTGCTATGTTAGCATCTTGTGCATCTACATAAGTTTTAATAGATTTAGCTGAAGCAAGTGTATCATCAGATGCAGATACACTAGTTAAATCTGTATCTAATACACCAGATTTTAAATTATCTACTTCAATGTTAGATACTGTATTGTTATCTACATCAATAATTTTATTTATTAAAGTTTGAGAACCAGTTAAAGTTGCTACTGTTGCTGCATCTATAGAAACTGTTAAAGTAGTTCCAGAACCTACAGTATCAATACCAGTTCCACCTGCTATTGTTAAAGTTTCTGTATCTAAATCAATGTCTAATGCACCGCCAGAATCACCTTGAAAATCTAAATCTTGTTGGTTAAGAGAAGTTGTAACTGCATCTACATAAGCTTTAATACTTTGTTGTGTTGCAAGAGCAGTTGCTGAATCTGAAGCCATATTATCTTCATCAAGAACTGAAGATACTGCTGTGCTTGAACCTAGTGTTAAGCTACCAGATATTTCTGTATTACCATTAATATCTATTGTTGTTGCTGCAATTTGTATTTCTGTATCTGCAACTAAATCTAATTGTCCATCTACTGATGAATTAATATAGATTGCTGAATCTCTAAATAAAAGTTTTTCATCTGTACTTAATAAAATATCATCTGAGAATTGAAAGTAATCTTCATCTTCCATCCAAGTAAATACACCATCATTACTTGTTGCATCAAATGTAACTGAGATATCATTATTTGTATTAGTACCAAATGTTAATGTATTACTGAATAAGTTTGATATTGGTCCACCATCACCAGTAGTTGTACCATCATGGGTATGACCGCTTGAGACATTAAATGCAGCTACTAGTTGGTCATACTCATTATTGAGCAATGATGCAAATATTGTATCACCATCTGTAAATGTACTTTGTCTAGTATATGTCGCCATTTATTATGTCCTTCCTGCGGGTATGAAATCTACATAAAATCCAGAAACAGTATAAGGTGAACCTGTCCCTGTACTTCTAACTCTAAAGTTATTTGTAAATCCACTACCAGTTAGTGTTGTTTTTTGTTGTGGAAATAATGTTCCACCAAAAATTGTTGTTCCAAATGTTGAACCTGTACCAAATGTTGCAGGAGTTTGTAATGCTCCTAGTTCTATTTCATTAGGTTGAGTTACATCATTGCTTTCAAAATCGTAACGAGTTTGTAATTTTAAATTTTCGTTTGTTCCTTCTGAACGAATACTTGTTTTGATATAGTATAAAGTTTTTCTAATACCTGCATCACCATAATCTAAGTCTGGTGTTTTATACTGTGCTACAATATTTGAGCCATCAAAACTATTACCAGTATCATGGTTATAAACTCTACCATCTTCAGATGCGTGATATAAAACTTCGCTTCCATTTTCACCTACACCTGCGTGAGCAACTTTTACAGGAATACCTTTTGTTGTACTCCATTCATATACTGCTGCACCCGTAGAAGATATTTTAAATGTACCAATAATACCACCTTGAATAGTACTAGAAATTCCAGATTTAAAATAAAATAATCTGTATTGACTTTTCTCTCTAATCACCATACTAGAAAATCTAATTGATGATAAGAAAGGCATTATTTCATCTCTGAATAATGGCATTATCTTTCTACTAATAGAACTTAATTCTATATCGTCAATTCTTGCTGTTCCTGCGATAGTTCTTAAACCATCTGGTGCTAAGAAAATTAAATCTCCACCTATCTCTTGAACTGTATTACCACTTATACATCCAATATTTTTTGTAACACCAGATACTACAGTAGTACCATCTAATCCAGAAACTTGGAAAATACTATTTTCACAGAAAACAATTAATTTATTTCTAAAAGGTTTTACTGTTACTATCTTATCACCAACATCTATTGTACCTGCTGATGAACCTGTAAAATCTTCTGGCTTTAATCTTGTACTATAACTTAATATTTGTGGATTATCTGAGTCTCCTGCAAGAATTAATCTTTCTGCAAAGATAGTTGCAAACTTAGATTTATCTGGAGCAGACCTTTCTACTTCTTTAAAAAAATAAGTATGTATTCCACTTGATATATTTATTTTTAAGTATGCAGGTTTGTTAACTCCATCTACTATAAATAATTCACCATACTGTGATTCACCTTCGTATAAAGCAAACTTACAATCAGATTGGCTTGGTCTTGCTATTGTTGAACCACTTGCTAATTGTGCTGCAGTTGCCCCATTTTTTTGAATAGTTACACTACTTGCTGAACTTTCAAAGTTACCATCTACTGTTAGAGTGTGAGCATCAGTAATACTTAAAACATTAAAAATTTCACCATTAATTTTTATATCATCACCAACTGATAATTCACTAGTAAATAAGGTAGAATTACCATGAGCATTTACTGTAGGAGAACCTGCAGAAGTATTTACTGTGCCTGTAATATTTTGATAAGTATCTTTATTAACTTGTGTCCAAGTTATACCATCAGCACTATAATAAATATTTGTTCCTTGACAAGCTACAACTCCTTTAGCATAGCTTTGAATACCTTCTATATTTGATGTACTACTATCTGGAGTATTAGTTCCAAATTTAGAAAAACCATTTATTCTTCTATATCCTCCATGGATAGAAGATTCATAATTTTCTAAAACTGTAGCGACACCCGGAGTTCTAAATAGTGTATGTGTTGTTCCAACTAAATCTAATCCGCCTTCGCATGTTACTGAAACACCTTGTTCTGCCATCTAACAATTCCATGCTCTTAATGATTTATTAATTCTACTATTAGGGTCTCTTGCAGTTTTTGCAGATGTAAGTTTTTTCTTCATCCCTTTCATCCTCGCACAAAAACTAGCCCTTCTTTTATTACCAACTTTTTTACTTGGTGCTTTTAAATTACCGCCAGTTGTTCTGTTATAACTAGCACGACCTTTAGCATTTAAACCACCAGAAGGATTCTTACCTTCTTTTCTTTGCCATGCAGGACTCTTTGCCATTATATTATCCTTGTTCTATCATCAGTCATTCTGTCTGGAAAAGGTTCAATCAATTGTTCTCTCATTGTTCTTAAACCTTTTTTATATTCCGCATCAGCTAACTGTGACTGACTTATGTTATCTTTAAATTGATGTAAATAATATCTTGCTCTTGCAAGTAATACTGTTGTATATTGTTGTGGAAATACTACAGTATCTCCATGATTTGTTAATTCTTCTGGTTGTGAATATGCAAAGAAGTAAACTTTAAATTTACCATTAGGTATAGGTGATAAACCAAATCTATCGTTCTTTGGACTTCTAATAATTCTTTGTGGAATACCATAAGTCTGTGTATTACTTTTATCTACAGACTCTGATATAGCATAATGTTTATTCCAAAATTCTATTGTAATAGGTCTTAGATTTCTAATTTCATATGGTGCTGATTTTCCAGTTACACCTTCTTCTGTTAGTGTAACATTTTCATAATCTATAAACCCATAGTCAGTTGTAACCCCAGTTGAACTTGCGTTAAATTTATACCACCTAGTTCCAGAAACAGTTTCAACTGAAACATTTCCATAATAGTTATCGCTTGGGTCACCAACTGCTAAAAAACTCCATTTATCTTCTGCGTTACAAATATCAAAGTATGCTCTATTAATTGTATCTTTGATATACTTTTGTATTCCTTTTGCGTTTGCAAATGAAACACTTGACAGTTCTACTTCATTTAATTCTCTTATAAGAGTATTAGTTAAATCGAGATATGTTCTGAAGGGTGCTGCCATTTAAAAATTCTTTTCTTGTTATATTAAAAAAAGAGAGGGCGAAATTAATCGCCCCCTCAATATTAGTATTAGTCGATAGTGTAGATTGCTTTTACTAAAGCATCATCTCTAAGAACTTGTCTTCCATATACATGAAGACCTCTTACGATATCACCGAAAGTATCAGTATCTCTTAAAGTCTCAATGTTTAGGATTGACTGAGCAGTTGCTGTAGAAGACATATGTCCTGCTAAGCATTGACCAGTAGCATTTGAAGTTGCAGGGATGTTAGAAGATTTGTACATTTGGAATCCTCTAATTGAACCAGATGCAACTAGACCATTTCTTACTCCACCATCACCTTGGTTAAAGTCAGATGACATAAGTTTTGAGTCTGTAGCTGCCAATTCTTCATAGAACTCTGGTTTTGCAACAAACCATCTTTGGTCTTCTGGCACTTGAGAATCGTCAAGTAATCTTGCCATTCTTGCCATGATAGATAAAGGAGTTGCTTCTCCAGATGCATGTCCCATGTCGATTGGGTCAGTCGTAGCTAATGAACCAGATGCTGCATTTGCAGTATCACCACCAAGTTGATGGTCTGGAGCAGAAGTAGATACACCTGCAAACATTGCAGTTAATACTTCAGCATCCATAGTGTTCTTAAGTGTATAAGCTGCACTTGATGCACCAACTGATGCAAAGTTGATATGAGAAAGTTTTTCCTCGATATCATCAACTATAAACTTAAAGCTATTTGCTTTGTCAATTACAAGAGTAAGTTCTTGGTCAGTTAAGTACTGCTTAGTAGTACTTGCTGCTCTTGTATAAGCCGCAACTGTGATTTCTGGTTCTTTGATGATTTTTACTGTATCACCGAAAGCCGCAATCTCACCTGCGTAGTCTGTGTTTGTTATTGCTTCGATTACAGAAGACTTTCTAAAGAAGTTTTGAATCTTCTTCGAAAATATTTCTGGTACGAAGAACTCATTAGTCTGTCCACTAGTAGTATCAAAGTTTGATAAATTACTGTTGACAGCATTTTGAAATACCGCCATGATATTCCCCTTTCCTGTGTTGTTTAAGTTAAGTGATTAACAATGTGCGGTCTATAAAATTTAGTAAGTCGGATTACCAGAACCTCTACTTGGTCTGTTACCCATGTCATTTATGACACGACCTTCAGACATAGCTTCGGTTATAGCTTTTTCGTTCTTATCAAATTCTGACTGCGACATTGCCGCTATTTGAGAACGAGTCCAAATCTTTTTAGAACCATAGCCGATTTCTTTGCTGTTTTTTACTTTCACCATTTCTGATGCTGCAACTAAATCGCCAGATAATTCTGGTTTAGATTTTGACTTGCCGGTATCCTGTTTGAATAAATCTATTGCTCTCGAAGCAAGTTCTGCATTTGTAGCATTACCATAAACCCATCCCTTAATAGCTTCGGGTTGACTTTCCGCCCAACTATGAAACTCATCCGACTCTCTAATTTGTTCAAAGTCTGGATGCATTCTCGCTAGTTTAGCTTCTGCTTTTTCTTTGTTAACAGTTTGATTTAATTCTTTGAGTTGTTTAATCTCTTGTTTTAAATCTTCTGTTTCCTTAGCACTTCTAAGATGTGCGACTGTTTCAACAACACCATAAACATCTGGGTATTCTTTCTTAAAAGCTTCGATTTCCTCTGCACTTTTAGGTGCTTTGTATGTAGGTCTATTAGCACGAATTTCTGCTAGTAGTTCCTCTTCTCTCGACTTAAAAGAATTAACACGACCATCATAGTGTTTCTTGAGGTCATCATATCTTTTTTTGTAGTCAACCTTTTGATAAGGTTTGTCAGCTTGTTGTTCCGGAGTATCTTCCTCAGTTTCTGTTGATTGCATTGAATCAACAACAACTTTTGGTTGGTCCTTCTTAACCGCTATCGTGTTAGCATCTGCAAATTCTTTACTTGCATTTGCCTTCATTTGTTCATAATCAATATAATCCTTTTTAGCATTATATGGATTTGCTTCTATTTCATTACTCTGCTGAGTAGCTTTACTTTTCAGTAAAGTGTCTGCATTACTTTCAACCATTTTTAATCACCTTTCTTGTTTGGGGTTTGCGTATTGCAAAGTAGCCGATATAGAGTGCCTAGGTGATTGCCCGGGTAGCTCTATATATTATACTTATTGGTAGATAATAATCCACCTTTTGCCATCATGGGTTGTCCAGATTCCATTTGAGAATCTTGAACTGCCATACTGTTATCATACTCTTGTTCTGCTGCTTTCATTTGTTTTCTAAGTCTGTCCACACCAATTTGCTTAACTGCTTTTGCTGTGAATACAAACTCACCATCTGATAACATTGCAGGTATCGAGTCTGAAGTTCCTGTTCCCGGTCCATCTACTTCTCCAGAACCGGTGAATTCTTTTGCTGTTAATTTGACAATGACATCCATTATATCTGGATGCATTTCAATAACTTCTTCTAATAATTGTTCTTCATCAGAAGTTAAAACAGATGTATCTACTTGTGCTTCAACATTTATTTCATCTTCTTCGCCTTGTGGCATTGCTTCTTCCATTTGCATTTCTAAAGAAGTTTCTGCTTCTGGTGAAAGTTCTGGTATTGTCATACCTTTATCTTCTACTTCACCACCTTCAGCATATGCTTGGTAACCTACATCTTCTACTCTTCCAAGTCTAGGGTCACCACCCATTAAACCACCTGTTGCAGCTTTCTTAACATTAGCTTTATTCATAATAATTTTATTATATTGCAGTTCACCAATTCTTTCTTTTATTTTTTCATCTGATTCGTTAGCATTTTTCATTGCACTATAAACTGCTAATGCTCTATTGTAATTATCTTCTACAACATCACCTGTTTTATATCTTGCTCTCTCTTTGTCAAATAATCTTAATGGAGTTCCTTCACGCACACTTTGAGGAGTATTTACATCATACAACCCCATAGTTGGTGCTTCTGCTGTTGCGGGTTTCATAAACCCATCCATTTGATTTCTTAACTCTTTAGTAGCCATTGTAAATTACTTTTTCTTTTTAGATGTCATACCACCATACATCATTTTTTTCTTTTTAGCTGCCATGCCACCATACATCATTTTCTTTTTCTTGTCATGCATTCCGCCATGTTTCATTTTCTTCATTGGTTTCTTCATAGTTCCCGGCATATTACTTCTCCTGTTGTTTATTAAGTGTATTAGTTTTGTCCAGTTGGATTAACTGCTCCAGTAAATTCCATTTCCCCTGTTTGCGGAACACCTCCTGTTCCGATTGTGCCATTGCCAACTCCCGAGTTGTCTGGTGTTGGAGTTTGGTTAGGTACTCCTTGAGGTGTGTCCATTGGGGACTCTGAACTATTTGCTCCACCAACTGATTGGTTCTGTCTTGCATTTTGTAGTCCTATAATCTTAGCATATATTTCTGCTTCATTAGGGTCATTGATTACTGTCTCTGGGTCAAGGTCTAATGTATATGCTAGTTCTTTTATTAATTCTGGAATCTTTACGAATGGTGCTATCGAAGGATTCTGTACACTTTGTAAGAACATTGTAAGTCTTTGTGACCTAACTTCTTTTTGCATTAAAGAAGATGTTCCTGTTGCCTTAACTTCAAGGTCTCCCTCAATTGCTAAGTCTCCTTCATAAAACTGCATGTTCCATTGGAAGTATGCTTCGCCCAAAGGTTTTAATAAGAAATCGTCTAAATTTTTTACAACAGTTTTTATATTTAAGTTTGCTGCTGATAATAACATTGACATACCAGAAGCTGTTCTTGTCATACTTTGAACACCTGTCTGACCATGAGAGTAAGAAGGTATTCCTGTTGACTCATCTGCCAATTGTCTAAACTTATCAAACATCATCATATTCTCAGTTGATGTGTTTGGAAACTTTAATCCATGAATAGCTTGACCCGGCATACCTGCTTGTCTTCTAAATATCTTGCCCGGATATACATCCATGTTTTGTCCTGCTACTAATGCTGACTCATCAACATCAAAAACAAGTGAACCTGATAAAGCTAAATTATCAATAGCCATTCTTGCATGACCATTCATAATTTGTTGAGCATCTTTCATATTCTCTGGTACACCAATACCAAAGAAACTATATGGGTTCTTCTCATAAGGAAATGCGTTGTATGGTATTCTGTAAGGTTTAAATGGATTGACTACCATTCTTAACACTCTGTTTTCAGTTACCCATGCATTAATTTGCATTTCGTTCTCATCATCCATTCCTTCTGGAATAGGTATCTGAGCATCTTCTAAAACTTTTTTATCTACACAACCCCAAAACTCTAGTACTTCAAATCTATCTGTTTCAATTGTGTTCGCATCATCTTCTGCTTTGATTTGTGTTTCAAAGGTTCTGTTACGATAGTTAGGACCATCTTGTAAAGTTTCTAATACTGCTTCTTTATCAAAGAAAGGTCTATCTAATAAATCTCTTAATTGATTTTTATTTAGTTTGTGTCTATGTATAACATATTCACATTCATCAATATTCTTTGCATTTGGGTCTGGATAAAAATCCCATGCACTTACAAATTCTAATCTAGGTACTTTTACTTGTTCTGGTTGATAACTTCTTGTACCATCTTCATTCTTAACATATCTATGTAAAGTTTTGTTAAAAGTAAAAGGACCTTTGATAATACCTGTTCCTAATAGAACAGATTCAAAGATTGCACTTCTTAATTCTTGTGACCCACTAGACTCATCAATCTCGTCATGGATTAATTTTTCCATTCGTCTTGCTAGTGTAGTAGCAGGTCTTATTTGTGCCATCTCTGGCAATGGAGCAGAACCTTCTTTAACAGCTTCGTCTCCTAGTTCATTCTTAAGTGAACCTAAAAATTCTTTATCTTCTTGAAGTCCAGAAAATGTTGCACCCTTTGGTAACTCTCTACCATCACCTTCAAATCCAACCAAAGACATTTGCTCTGGTGACATTGATGGTTGTGATTGGTCTGCACCGCCTTCAATACTTGGTCCAGAGTTCTGTAAATTTTCTCCTATAGGATTAAGGTGAGCATATTCAGACACACCCTCTGGTACTTTTGTTTCTTCTACTGATATTGGAAATTTATTAGCAGAAAACAATACATCTACTAATTGTCCATATGCAGCTAAAACTTTTGTCTTAGTTACTTTTACAAAGACTCTTGACTTCTCATGTTCTCTAAATTGAACATTCTTGTAATATTGACCTCTGTAATTATGAAAAGCTTCAAGCCATCTGTCTTCATCAGATTGCCTTGCTCGTTCAGAAGTAATAAACCTGTCATAAACAAAAGAAGCTAATCTATTACTTTCTTGTTGTTTTTCTTGGTTCTCTTCGTCTTTAGGTTCAGTTGTGTCTTTGTAATCTACCATATCTAGTTATACCTTTATTATACACCCACTTGCTCGTTTTGTCAAGTGTTTTTTAAATTTTAATCATTTTCTTTATTACACTTCGAGGATATACATTCCTATCCCCAAAAGCTACTTCACCATTATCATTCTGATATGATGCAAAACTCCAGACATATTTATCAGTTTTCTTAAATATATAAGCTTCAGTATTAATTTTAGCTACTGACATCTTACTAAACTCATTAAAATCAGTAATTGTTGAATCACCACAAATATCTTCCCATACTATTAAATACTTGTGATATTCTGTATCACCTATAATTATTGGGTTACTTGTCTTTGGCATTACTGTATAAATATTCTTTCTTTGAATTTCTAAAGTTCTTAGACTTACTAGTATCTATATCTGATTCGGGTTGTCTGCACCATTCTCTAAAACTATCTTCTGGTCCACCCATATCATTTAATCTAAATACTTTAAATGGTTTGATAACATACTCAATATCTTTTTTCTTTTTATATTTGAGCATGTCTTCATATGACATGACTTTATCAAACTCTTCGCCAGTTTTTAAATCTTTAAATGTATATGTTGGCATTACTTGAAGTACTTATCAAGAATATTTAATTGGTCGTCATACTTTGCCATTATCTCTAATTCTTTTTCAATTGTTTCAACTACATCTGGATGTTCTGCTACACCTGCAGGGTTCTGTAATAATACTTCAACATTTGCTTTATGTTTATCTATATGTCCTTTTGCATGGGACTTTAAACTTTCTATAATGTTTGATTTCATTTTTAAATTTGCTAAGAACATATCGTTACTATCTCCATCCATATCATTCATGTTAATATCCGAAAGTTGGGTCAGATGGTGTAAATCTTTTTATTTCTCTCATCTGACTATAAGCCGAAGGTTTTTGAGGTCTCGACATTATTAAATATCTAAGTGCATCATATGCGTGGTCTGATGCTTTAGTATCTACATCCTCCGGTTTGTTAGGGTCAACAGGAATACTTTGTAACTCTCTAATTAAATTTACACAGTTAGAAAATATTTGTAGTCTTGGTCTTCCTGTTGTTTTGTTTTGTTTAAGATACTCATGTATCTGTATCTTTCCTTGAATTCTATTTTTATCTGCTGGTCTTAACTTATGTCCTGCTCGGACCAATGTCTCTCCTACTGTTGGTCCTCCCACACCTGTCTTGTTCCAAGCTGCAGTATCTAATACTCCTTGAATACTTTTATGGTCTTCTCGTTCATACTCAGTAAGCATGTTAGCTAAGTCTTCGCCTGTTAAACCTTTTTTATAAAGTTCACGATAAATAATTAATGTATCATCATCTGGGTCTATTGTTGCCCATACACAAGCAGACTCGGCAGCATAGCCATAGTCAATTCCTTTATATTTCATCCAATGGACTGGTATTTTAAAAGGAGGTATAACATGGATTTCTGGATTGAACTCAACAAATGCTGCACCTTCTGCTACATCCCAATTACCTTCTAGTAATTGTTTTCTTTGGATTGGAGGTAAAGACTCAAGCATCTTTTCATACCTACCATCTTCTGATAGATATGGATTGTCTTCCAATCTTGCAGGAATAAATTTTCTTGTTAGACCATCTGGTCCTTTGAATGCTTCATTAGGAGGACTAGGGTCGAGATATCTTTTTCTCACCCAATGTCCACCAACTCCACCGGGGTTTGCAGTACACCGAATATAAGGTTTTATTTCTGGGTCTGTTGTTCTTAATCGTGATTGCAAATATTGAAGTGGAAACTCTGTTGGGTATTGTGTTAATTCATCAACACCTATCCAACTGTAAGCTTGACCTTGATAGCGATACACATCCGCATCTCTATCAAGATAACCAAACTCCAATGTAGCACCCGAGGGAAACTTCCATACCTTTTCTACTTCTCTGAACTTTGCACCCGGAAAAGCTTTGGTATATAATTCTCTTGATTTATCTATTAATTCTCTTAACTCTGGCATACTTCTTCTGAGAAGTAATGCTCTGTGGCTTGGTCTATGCATGAACCTTAATGGGTCAACTAACATTGCATAAGACTTACCACCCCCTGCAGCACCGCCATAAAGAACATCTTGTTCTCCTGCCGCTAGGAAATCTGTCTGTGGTCCATCATTAGGTTTAAATACTATGGACTCTTTGTTTTCTTTTACAAAGTCTCGAACTTGTTTCGGTGCTTTACTAAACTCTGATTCAGTAAGAACTGTATTTTTGTTGGTAGTTTGTTGTCGCTTTGGGTCAACCGCCAGTTCAACCTTTGTTAAAACTTTTTTCTTTTCGTTTAAATTATTTCTTTTCTTAGCTATCTTTCTTTCTAGCTTTGCTAATTCTTTTTCTTTATCTCTTAGTTCTTTTCTAGCTTGTAGCTTTGCCTTAGTCTCCATAGACAAATGCCTTGGGGCTTTAGAACCCTTTGGTCTGCCAACCATTATACTTCCCTTTTATCTAGTAATCCTTTTACTCTTGACTTGTCAACTATCTTCTTTAGTCCTACATAAGATATTCTACGACCAGTCTTATGTTCTAATTGTTCTGCTGCACCTCTTAAAGATAATGAACCATTAATAATATGTTTCTTTGTTTGTTCTAATTCTTGTAACTGTTCCGGTATTGGTTCAAGAAAACCTTTTTCATTTGCTTCCTTGTATCCAAATGGTATTGTAGATGTTTTTCTTTTCGTAAGCATTAAATACCTAGAGTCTTTTTAAACTCCTTTATGTCCATCTCCATACATTTAGAATCTATATAAATATTTCTTAAACCTTGTAGTTCTGCTTCCATCATCATTTTATTTATTTGATATTCTTTTCTATCTTCACATTCTTGAATAGTATTAAACCACATACCTTTGTAATAGTATTCTGGTGTAATAGATGAACTAAGGAATAATAATAAAAAAGCTACCTTAGTCATCTTTTACCTCTACCGGTTCTGCATCTATAATAGTTTCCTTTTTATCCGGTAGAATAAAGATTCCGCCACTATGGTTGTGGTTAACATTAATACTTTCTTTTTTAGCAACACCAACTCTATCCAATAAGGTTTGGGCAGCTTGTAGCTTTGCGTTAACCTGTGGAATAGGTTCATCACTATCTAAAACATCCACTAACTTCTTCGCTGCTTTAGGTGCTGAATGGGCTAGTATCGTATTAGCTGTGTCGATAATCTCCTGTCGGAGACTTCTGACAACAGCATAATAACTAGTGTCCTTATAACCTGCAACTTGAAGTGCGGCTTTGATGTCTCCTTGGGCTTCGCCACTTAAAGCATCTAAGAACTTCTGTTGTTGCTCTGTAAGGTTTCTGTTATTGTTGTTTGATTGTGTTTGTAAAAAACTCATACTCCCTATTATACACCTCTAGTTAACATTTGTCAATACTTTTTTTTCTTCTTGACAATTTCGCAGAGGGGTGTATAATATATATAGACCTGCCGGGAGCATTAACACCTATATCAGACCTTTTTATATATTTAGACTTCAACAACCCTGCCTAACCCGGTGGGGTTTTTTTATGCCTGTAACGCACCCCCAACTAGTTAACACTTAAATCTGATAATTTTGTATGAGTATGATATATATGTGGCGGGTAGGGGCTATGGCACTAGCCTAGGGGTTGTATAGATATCACAATCTTGCCATATTTTAAATAAACAAATAAAAGCCCTATTATATATTTACTGTCAAGCTAACATATTTTAAAAATTAAGTCAATAAAAAAATAAAAATAATTTCATTTAATCTAGTTAACAGAATTAAATTAAATATCATATCTATATATAATATTTTACTTACCCTTTATAAACTCAATAATTCCAATAAATTCAATACTTTTAATAATTTATAAAATAATTAAAAATAATACTTGACTTGTTTATAATAGTATGATTTAAAGCATTTATATTAACTTAATAAAAAGGATATATAAAAATGATAAACTTAAATAAACTTTCAAAAACTAAAAACAAGTATTTTGAAAATGAGACACTTACTTATAATTTTGTAAATAAGTTGACTAAAAAAGCAAATGAATTTGGTTATGCTGTATTTTATAAAGTGTCACCAAATAACCAAAATATCAGTTATAATCTAATTGAAAAAATTACAGTACCTTTAAAATAAGTACTTTTAATTAAACTATAA